ACCATAACGTGTCTTGAAGCCGATCTTTGGCTGGAAGCTGTTCTCACCGACTGCACGAACCATCTGTAGTGGGACGTATGGGCAGTAGAAGAGGCCTGCATCGTATGGGCTTGTGCCTTTGTAGCCAACAACATAGTATTGGTTAGCAGAAGCACCTGAACCGCTGTAAGGAACACCCATGTTCATGTAGGGGTCAACGTAGACTTTGAAGCGACCATTCAATGTACCAGCGAATGTGTTGCCTGTTGAGTCAACATTGAGGTTGTCAGATAGACCAGATGTGTAGTCCAAGAGGCCTGCCATTGTAAGAGCAGAAGCAACGTCAGCAGAGCAAAGGATGATGTTACCTTTACCACGCCGTGTGTCACGAGCAATTACGTTTGCATCACGTTCGATAGAGAACATGAGACCTTTGAATTTTTCAACTGACCAACGACCGTTGGAGTCTGTGTTCAAATCGAAGATACCAGCGTTTGTGGTGTCGCGTGCGGCACCCTGCTTGGAGTTACGATAGATAGTACGGACTACTTCACGGTTGATTTCAGCAAGGATTTCAGAACTTAGAATGTTAGCAAGCTCTGTCTCAGCGTCTAGACCGTGAATGGCCTTGAGGTCCTGAGCGAGTTCCATTGTGTATTCAGCTTTAAGAGCACGCGACTTTGCAGTTACGGTTGCTTTCTCAATGCTGAATGCCATTTCGGCAAAGGCATTAGCAGCACTGTCGCCTAGGGCTTCAGCAGCAGCTGTGGACATACCTGTACCTGTTGAGAAGTTACCAGCACTTAGAGCTTTAAGTACGTCAGAACCTGTATGAGTACCTGTACCAGAGAAATCGGTATCGGCTTCATTGAATAGGGCTTCTGTACCAGCCTGTGATGTGTAACGAGCCTTCATTGCGAAGATAAGACCTGTAGGTCCAGTCATTGGCTGAACGCCGCAGATATCATAAGCAATAAGTGAAGGCATGGCACGACGAACGAGCGAAATTAGGATTGGATCCCAGTTGCTGACGCCAGAGCCAGTTGAGTTGGTTGGAGCGGCTTCACGAAGGAAATCTGCATCTTCCTTCATTGCTCGCTCTTGGTTTTCCAGGATTACAGTAGTGACTGCCCGACGATAAGGGTCCTTAATCTCGGGAAGATCAGGGTGACCCAATACTGGCTGCCACTTCTCCTGTAGTTGTTCCGTTTGAAACATTTTAGTTTTCTCCCTTTTTTGTGTGTAAAACTTTTAAGCTTCTTCCGCTTTCCCACGGAGGTGAGTTCGTGAGATAGCAGACATATAAGCGCCCATTGTGTCGGAAAGATCAACTTCTTCTGTTCCTTCTACTGGTGCTGCAGTATCATCACTTGGTTGTGTTGCTGTTGCCTTTGGAAAATATCCTTCCTTGATTGTTTCGACTTTCTCACGAAAATCTTCTTCGCTCGTGTATTCGATATTTTCTGTTAGACCAGCAAACTTTTCTACTTCTGTATCAGCAAGATCAGAAGCCACGTCGAGTAGAATGTCTGTCCGTTTTAGATCGGCATTTACTTTAGTCAACTCAATATTGCTTTCCAAAGCTTCGTTCAATTTATCCTCAAGTTCAGCAACCTTATCAGCTGCTGCGTCAAGCATATCGAACTGTTCTTCAGGAACAGAAATATTGTGCTGTTCAAAGAGACCTTTCAAACCGGTCATAAAGCCTTCTGCGATTTCTGCTTTGAGCTTATGCTCCATAGCAACCTCATTGGCTTTCATCCATTCTTCTACAACATAGTTGAGATAGTCATCGACTTTCTCAGCCATTTCTTCTTGTGCTTCCTCGATTTGTGTAGCGAGTTTGGCTTCGTATTTTTCCTCAAGATGAGTCATTTCTTATTTGAGTTTCATCCGAATAGCAGCTTCAAAAATTGTTGCAGCCTTCTTCTTAAACTCTTCCTCTAGACCGTCTGTATCGGTTAGAGCAGAAACATCATCAGAAAGATCCATAGCAGCGACACGCTCATCAATCGACTCTTCCTCTACCTCAGGTGTCTCGGCAATCACTTCTTCAACTTCATCTTCCTCGACTTCTTCCATCTTTGCTGATGCATCAGATGGTTTCGTCTTTGGAGGAGAAGCCTTACCTACTTTCTTAGAAGCTTCTTTACCGGGATCGGTTGGGGCATCGGGAGACACAACGGCAGCGCCCATGTCTTGGCGTTCACCTTCAACTGAATCCATCTTCTCAGCGGGTGCGGCACCTTTCTTTGGGGCATCTGCGGCTACTTCGTCTAGTTGCGTATCGCTTTCAAATTCCTCTTCGGCGATCTGCTCTAGCTCGGTGTTGATATCTGTCATTGTTAGATAACTCCCTTATTGTGTTAGAATATTAGTTATTTATCATATTCAGATTTTTGACATGAAATCTTCAAAAACTTTTACGCGATTTTCAGTTCGAGCAGAAGCTTTTGCGTATTTCACCTCAAGCTGTCTTTTATATGCTTCAATATCCATTTCTTTTATAATGCCGTTGTCCCAAACCCACTCCTTGCCTTCCATGATGCCTTCCACGAAAGCATTAGGAGCAGAAGGATCTGCAACGATGTCGGCCGCAGTTGCCAAATAAAAATCATCTTTGACTACCTGCATATCTCGGCGAGGTTCTAGTGAACCCATGCCTCTTGACGAAACACCAAGTTTGGCACCCTCATCAATAAGATTCTTTACGATTTTTCCATAAGGTGTATCCATTACTTTTGCTTCACCGATGAAGTTGTTGCCATCGGGGTACAAACCAGTAATCATATGTGATACCCTTTCTAGATTTACA